TATCGGAAAAAGAAAAACTAATGCTTAAATCTGCCGCACGTCATTTTGTATTAGTAGCATTACCAGTATGGCAGGTTAGTAACGGCGATATGAAAGCGTTTGCTTACGGATTAGCCGCCGCAATTATCGGTCCAGCACTTCGCGGTATTGACAAGAATGACCCTGCGTGGGGTAAGGTCGCGGTGTGGTTGGAAACTGAATTAAAGAAGAAAGCCACAAAAAAAACTAAATAATAAATTTGCCTTTACCTAGCAATTATGGGGAAGTAACTTGCTAGGTAAAGGCTTATTTTTTGAGTAAAGATTAAGGCGTGTTTAATTGTCTTTTGTTTAATCTTTGCGGTATTCTTCTGTTATGTCTTTAGAAAACTCTATTGAAGAAGCACGTTATAAAGGTACTTCTATTTGCCCTTTTGCCAGAATGTTAAATAAATTAAATGACGCTGATAAAAAAGCACTTGAAGCGGCTATTAAAAAAAATCTACCAGATGTAACTCTTGCTACTGCTTTACGCAAAGAAGGTTACAGAATTGCTGAAGTAAGTATTTCGCACCATAGAAAAGGTTTATGTCGGTGCCAGTAGAACAACAAATAAAAGAAATACTTGAACAACGCCAGATGTATCACGGCGACTTCTATCAAAACTTTATTACCATAGGAAAAATATGGGGCGCATTACTTGGTGTAGAACCTATTGAACCTTATAAAGTTGCGTTAATGATGGACGCATTTAAAACGGTTAGAGCGTTTAAAAATCCAGAACACGAAGATAATTGGTTAGACAAAATCGGATATACAACTCACGCACAAAGTTGCGCTTTTTATGACGTGGCTAAGAAAAAATGACTTTAAAGAAACAACTGGAAGAAATACCTGACGAGGTAGCCAGTTCAGATGTAGTAGAACTACGTAAAGCGTTAATACGCACACAAAAACAATTAAAAGACGCAAAGCAACGCACGGAAGAATTAGTTGAAGCAACAATTCAAGCCGCATTTGACGCCACGTTATCTATGGGCGCAATTAAAGAAGTTGTTGCCCCTGTTATTGATAAACGTAAAGTTAAATCCGAAATTGCGCTATGGCATTTAACTGACTGGCAAGGTAGCAAAAAAACAACCACCTATAACAGCCAAATAATGCGCAAACGCGTAACTGAATTTGTAACTAAAGCAAAACGTATTACAGATATTCAACGTGCTGACCACCCTGTTAAAGATGTAGTTATTATGTTTGGTGGCGATATGGTGGAAGGCTTATTTAATTATCCAGCGCAATTACACGAAATAGACGCAACGTTATTTGAACAATACGTAACAGTATCCAGATTAATTGTGGATACAGTTAGAGAAGCATTAGCAATATACGAAAAAGTATTAGTTGTGGCAGAGTGGGGAAATCACGGGCGTATCGGTAGCAAACGCGCAGATGTACCACGTAGCGATAACGTGGACAGAATGTGTTACGAGTTAGCGCGGCAATTACTTAATGGAGAAAAACGATTAACTTGGGCAGACTGCCCCGAAGATGTTCAACGTGTAGAAATTGGTAACTACCGCGCGCTATTAATACACGGAGATGAAGTTGGTCGTAATGGCTTTGCTTCGCCAACCGCAATTGTTCAACACGCAAATAGATGGCGTAGCGGTGCTTATCCGTGGGAATTCCGTGACGTATATATCGGTCATTACCATACTCACGCCTGTTGGCCAATGGCAAACGGATTAGGTTCGGTTTATCAAACTGGTAGCACCGAAAGCGATAATCGCTATGCCAGAGATTTATTAGCGGCGAGTGCTATTCCTAGCCAACGGCTTCACTTCATTGACCCGATTAAGGGCAGAGTTACCGCCGAATATAAAGTTTGGCTGGATTAAAAATTCGCTGGTATCAACAGTATCGTCAGAAGTAAAGGCGTGTTGTATCCAACATTTGCCGCATTGAATACACATTAATCTTCTTCGTAATCATCACCATAATCGCTGGTGATAAGCCGCATATCAGAAATATCTACGCCATTATTTTTGGCGGTAAGTAATGCCTCGTTAAAAGTATTTAGACAACGGCTAGTTATATCGGTAACCATATCTGGATATTGAGTATCCGTTCCGATATTAACTTCCAAACCGCCACAACGAATTGAAACGTGTGTATAAATGTCTGCCATAAGCCGAACTTTACCGCCAGTTAGATACCGACACGCAAGAGCCGCAATTGCGGCGTGTATGGCGATTTAAAGCGTTAATACGTCTTTCTATATCGGGATATGGGTTCAAGCCCCAAATCGCCCCTAGCGACCCCTAGCGACGTTTTAAAGGGTCTTCTCACGTAGGGAAATGCCCCCTAGGGCTACTGCCCCCTGTAACGCTTCTCACGTATAGTTCTCTTAGTACAAACAACTTAATAAGTCTTAGGACAGTTCCGATAGGAAATTAAGAGTTTCGTACCAGTACCTAGACAACTAAATAGAGAAGGCAAGAATTAACCAGAAAGTTTTTGGTAATTACTTTGGTTAATTTACACGTAGTTAGTAACAAGTAACAGAAATCCGTAACAGATTTCAAACATTACGGTAGTCACTTCGGGGTTTACAACCGCAATACGTAATACGTTCCGTTACAAGTTATGGCCCACAAAATAAAGCGACGCTCAGTTCAGATGTAGAACTCAACGAAGTATCCGCGAAGACCCGAAAGGCGAGCGAGTGACCGATACAACGCCAGCGCAACGTTAATAAAAGTGAAGGAACCGATAACGAACCAGCCTTATAAAAAATTACCTAGGAATTAATCCGAAACCGCTCAACACTAAAAGTTGGGCGGTCTTACTAACTGGCGATTAGTAACTGATGAGGACAGCCATTAACAGAAAGTTAGGGAAATAAAATGTCAACAAAAATCAAAACATATCGCAACGCAGAAAAAACACTTCAAGAGTTTCAAACAATATTGAAACAGTTTATTGAAGATGGCATAGACGTAACCAATGAAGACGCTGTAAAACGATTAGAGTTTTTAGCAGGCGCCGTTCTAAGCCGTCAAAAATATGCTGAAATTGTTTGGAATTATTTAACAGATACGCAAATGGACAAAATAATTGCTGAACGTAAAGAAGTGGTAGTCAAATGAATTGCGAACTATGCGGCAAATTAAAAGCAACTTCATATTGTTGGTATAAATACGATAACGGCGAGCAAGTTATAGCCGCTGTTTGCTTCAAGTGTAAACAATTACATTCACAACTAACGAAGGAGAGCAAGTAAATGAACGATATACAACAAAAAACAGCACGTGAACAATTTATTCACGATTTTATTATGGTCGTGGAAAATGACTTTAACGCGTGGACACGTATTACTCAAATGGCTGAAACAACGCATTTATTTCAGTTTGCTACTGACCTTTGCGATAACTACGAAGATTTAGTTCAAATAGCAGTTGCGCAAATTAAAGATGAGTTTTCACGTAACTTATTCCGACAACTACTTAGCGGTTGGGGTGGCGATACGTGGATAGCCGTAGCCAAAGAGATACAAGAAAGAGTTGAACTATGAATATTCAAGAAAGAATTGCAACCTCTTTAGAACTTATCGCACACTTAATGCTGGAAGAACATAAAAGCAAAAAAGAAACTAAACAACCAAAACGTTCTGGACACTTAAAGTGCGGAGTTTGCGGTAAACACTTACAACAGGCGCAATGGGTTTCAATGTTTGTTTGCCCAGATAACAATTGCGTTAATAGCGAGGAACATTTATACGACTAAGGCGAAACCGCCCCACGTGGGCGGTCTATCGGTAAATAACCGATACTGACGAGCCTCGTCAGCATAAAGTTAGGGAAACAAATGACTACTGAAACAACAACCGAAGTAAAAGAACCAACGCCATACGAAGTTGCGGCAGAGTTTGTTAAGAACAACGCCGTATCTGAAATTACAGAACGTATTGCGGTATTAACACAACAAGTCAAAAGATATTCTGACGACTACGACCAAGCACGTGCGGAGTTAATACGTTGGAGAGGACAAACAACAGAGTTTGTAATTGACTTTGTTAAAAGTGACGACATTACAACGGACGACTTGAAAGAGTTTGCCGAAAAAATGAACATTGAACTAACTAAGGAAATTGAAGTTACGTTCAAGGTTGATGTTAAATTCACCGCAACAGTTCCACTTGATTTTGACGTGGATAAAATTGACGAAAGTGATTTTGACGTTCGTGTTGATTATCGTGGCAATGATGACGATATTGAAATGAACGAAGAATATGTAGATACTGAAGATTTTGAAGTATCTGAAGACAACTAAATAACAACTTAATAAACCAAACAAACAACTAACAGAAAGAAGGCAATAAAATGGGTATGGTTCCCGACCAATATGAAGATGGAAGCGCAGCATTTTTCACAAATCGTGAAGTTGCGTGGCATAAACTAGGTGTTGTTACGCCTAACGCTCTAACCGCAGAAGACGCACTAAAAACTGCGTTGCTTGACTGGAAGGTAATTAAAGCCGATACGCCAGTTGAAACAATTGTTCCAACTGCTGACGGCAAAAGCACTAGCAAAATTACGTTTCCAGATAAATATATGACTTACCGATACCACCCAAAGACTAAGAAGGCTGACGCTTTGGGCGTTGTTGGTAATCGTTACACTCCAGTTCAAAATGCGGAAGCGTTTTCGTTTTTGAACTTCGTAGCAGATGAATCAGGCGCAGTATTTGAAACGGCTGGTTCAATGAATAATGGTCGTAAGGTATTTATGACTA